ATCCTTCTGCGCCTGATGCTTTTGTAAAAGGTATTATGGAAGGCGTTGAGTGGCTATATGATCCAGTTAAGGGCACTTGGCACGAACAAAAGCTAGAAGAAACTAGAAAGTCTATTCATAAGATGTCAAAATCTAAGTTAGAAGAGCAACGTTTGGCTATTTTTGAAGACTATCTTACTTCTTTGGCGGTAAAGAAGATTTTAATATAAATAATTCTAAAATTCAACAGGAGATTTTTCTAATGGCAAAACAAAGTAATAACCTTGAAGAACTTATCCGTACTTCTTTAGAAGAAGCCAAGAAGAAGGCTTATGGTAAGAAGCGCGAGGAAGAGGAAGAAGGCGAAGAAGAAGAGGAAGAAGAGGAAGAAGAATCTTCTAAGCCTAAGTTAAAGAAGAAGAAGATGGAAGAAGAAGTAGAAGCCGTTGAAGAATCAACAACAACAACAGCTGCTTCATCAATTGCTGCTAAGGGCGACGCAAAAGCTCCAATTAAGCATGCTCCAGATACAGATCAAAATCATTTTAATGCTACTATGGCTCAGTATGGTTCAAACAAGGATCATGGCGTTCCAGATAATTCTGGTGAGAATTCAGCAACAATTGATAGCAAGCTCGGTAAGGGTCCAAAGACTAAGGATGCTATGCCAAAGTTGAACGTCAAGGAAGATCTTGAGCCAATGTTTGATGGCGAAGACCTATCAGAAGATTTCAAGGAAAAAGCAGCAACTCTTTTCGAAGCAGCTATTTCAGCTCGTATGGCAGCAGAAACTGCTCGTCTCGAAGAAGAGTTTGAAGCTAAGGTACAAGAAGAATTATCAGTATTCCAGGAAGAATTAACAACTAAGATCGATGCTTATCTCGATTATGTTGTTGAACAATGGATGACAGACAACCAAGTAGCTATTGAATCAGCTCTACGTAACGAAATTATGGAAGAGTTTATCGATGGTCTTAAGAATTTGTTCGCAGAACATTATATTGATGTTCCAGAGCAGAAGGTTGATGTTCTCGAAGCACTTGCTGAAAAGGTAAATGCTTTGGAAGAAAAGCTTGATGAGACAATAACTGAAAACACAGAGTTGAAGAGTGTACTTGCAGAATCAAATGCTAAGTCAATCTTCGAAGATCTTGCTTCTGATCTTGCACTAACACAGCAGGAGAAGTTCGCTGCTCTCGTTGAAGGTATTGAATTTGATGGCAATTTCGAAACTTACGAAAAGAAGTTGAAGATTGTTAAGGAAAGTTATTTCAAGAATGACTCTAATTCATATTCAACTAATTTCGAAGAAGAAACTTTCGAAGGTGATGTTGGTCAGCATGTAGCTATCGACCCACAAATCAATCGTTATCTAACTGCTCTCAATAGAACAGTTAAGAAATAAGTTTTTATAAATAATATAAATTCCATAAAGAAAGGGAAACTAAATGTATCTAGCTGAGGAAATTCAAAATAAGTGGGCTCCAGTTCTTGACCACGACGCTCTTGGCGCCATCAAGGACCAGCACCGCCGTTCCGTAACTGCAATGATGCTTGAGAACACAGAACGTGCTCTTGTAGAATCAGCTGCACACGGTCAATATCAAACTCTTACTGAGACTTCATCACTTCTACCAGTTAACGCTATGCAGGGATCTTCATCAACTGCTGGTCAGGGTCAGATCGATACTTTCGATCCAGTGTTGATTTCTCTCGTTCGTCGTGCAATGCCTAACCTCATTGCTTATGACATCTGCGGCGTACAGCCAATGACTGGCCCAACTGGCTTGATCTTTGCTATGCGTTCACAGTATGCAAATACTACAAACGGTCAGGTTGCAGAAACCTTCTATAACGAAGTTAATACTGCCTTCACTGGTCAGGGCGCTCTTACTGGTGCTGACTCAAATACATTTGGTCAGGGCTTCAAGGGTACAATCCCAGGTGCAACTAATACTTCACCATTGACAGCAACTAACACTTATAACACTGGTTTTGGTGTTAACACTGCTGTAGCAGAATCACTTGGTACTGATTCTGGTAACGTATTCCCACAGATGGCTTTCACAATCGAGAAGGTTACTGTAACTGCTCTTACTCGCGCTCTCAAGGCTGAGTACACTATGGAACTTGCTCAGGATCTTAAGGCAATCCATGGTCTAGACGCAGAAACTGAACTTGCTAACATTCTTTCAGCTGAAATTCTTGCTGAAATCAATCGTGAAGTAGTTCGTACTATCAACATCACTGCTGAAGCTGGTGCTCAGGAAAATACAACTACTGCTGGTGTATT